GACCATGAAGAAGTTCATGTGGATAATTAATTCCAAGCAGGCCACTTTGATTCTCTCATTGCAGTTGGGAACATAAAGAATTGTGGAGCCATTGTTAGAGCTAGAGTTTGTGCTTGCTCTGGAGAATAGTTTGTCATGTCAAACGACGTTGGAAAAAGATTGCTGAAGTCAAGGAAACTCCCCATGCTCATTTTAATTCCTGAACCTTCAGGAAGATTATTGAAAACAAATTCTGTTGGATTGTTAGTGGGAGTTTTAACATCGAACTCTGGTGGAATCCTAACAAAGGCCTCAACGACTGGATCATCAGCGAGATAAGCATCAAGACCTTTACCGATTTCTCCACCCCCCTTAGCAAGTCTTTGAGTATTTTTGTAATTGGCAGCCATCCAAGCGGCGTCCATGAATGGAAGTGGTCCATCAGTCATCCCAACTGGTATTGCTCCAGCTGCCCAAATTGACATTCCCAGCCAACCGCCGGTAATTGTTCCGACTCCTTCCCATGTTCCCATGGCCATCGCAATCAATCCTCTAATTGTTGGAGCTCGTATGATCTCTTAAGACGCATGATGAAAGGAATCTCTCCTTCTTTGTAGAAGGCTCCGAATAATCCAATTCTCAAAGCAGGCGTTGATAATGTTTCAGCAGGCGCTCCTACGCATTTTATTATTCGATAACAATAAAGCGTTGCTGATGCAGTTGGTTCCTTGGATCCAAATGAACCAGAAGATATCAGCTGTAGATAATTAGCTAAGCCTAACGTGGAGTTGGGAACGTACAAACGATAGTTCCCATAAATTATTGCTTTGAAGTCTTGCTGTGAATACATCATACCAGGAGTAGTTGAACCCATGCCAATTTTAATTATGTTTAAGCGAGATTCAGAGATTGGAATATCTGAAATAAGTTCCATTACTTCCACTTTGGATGAAGCTGTGTTCGATAAGTAGATACCAGGGTCTTGATATTGTGATTGAACAGTACCAAAGGTGAAATCGTTCTTAGTCCAACCAGATAGATCGATCGTAGCAGAGAATAACAAACCATCTATTCCTAATGGAGTATGTCCGTTTTGATCTATCCATTCAGCAGGTCCCCAAGCGGCTTCAACTGGAGGAATCATATTCGTGAGTGTTTCGTTACGTCCTTCCATCTATCTCATCCTCTTAGCTACTTTATGCGCTTCCTTCTGTGCTCGCTTGAATCCGTTCTTAGCCCATGCTCCTGACTTGAGCTTGTATTTTCCAGCGACTCGCTTGAAAGCTTTACCGTACTTGATACTGTAAGCGCTAGCTTTACGTTTCGCCTTTTTCTCAACTGGGGCAAGAACTTTACTAAGCGGTTCAGCAATATCAGTATGGACGCCAGCACTAACCAACAACTCCTGGAGCAACTTGCAAGTCTCGCATGCCAAGGCAATCAAGCCTCAGCAGTAGATTGTATTGCAATAGCGATCCAGTCTTTTTGGCCTAACTTAACAACTCGACATCGAACTCTAGCTGTAACGAAAACTTCAGTAGGTCCAATAGCGCCATTGTCTGGGCCAGCAGTAAGGAACAGAGTATCATTAACCACCATGAAGCTCTCACTCAGATTAGCACTTGATCCAAAGTTATCAGGATAAACATCAGAGGCGTAAGTAGCGATGTTGTTTGGTGAATCAATTTGTAGAGATCCACTTGCAATCAATGAATGATTGTCTGCTCTTACAAATGCGTTTGCAGGGTTAAGGTCAACGAGTTGAACACCTAATGCACCATTGGCAGGCATCATTTGAGACACAGATGAACCAAAGTCTTGCGATGCCTGGTAAATGAAGTCAACACTGTCGATAGCAATTGCTTGTCCTGTTGGGACATTAACATATGCAGAGAGATCAAGAGTAGCTGAAACACGAGCACCGGAAGCAGTGAGCGCCGGTAGTGTTACAGTTTCGGTTAGATAGAAAGAGCCAGTTTTAGCAGTTGCCATACATCACTGGTATGGCTGACGGTGTATAAAGTAAACCTGCTGTACATTCTGCACTTGGATTCATATCTTTGCGAGCGAAGCGAGCCAATCAGGCGCACCAACAGATACCCCCCACCGCATCACCACCCTATTGTTTGCCACCCCCCTTAATGTAGCAAGTAACTTTTCTACACTAACCATTCCCCTTGGGTTTTTTAATTCGGTGGGTAAGTATATACCAAAATACTGATTGGAATCAACTGGTGAGCCAAATTGAAGGTCCAAAAGATAGTAAGTTTAGATGAAAGTACGATGAAGATTAGCCAGAAGATGAACAACTTTAGCCAGTGGGTGCGGATAGCACTCAGAAGTTACGAGAATGGCGAGGATTTAGCCACTGAAACCATGCGCCGTATCAAGTGGGCGAAGGTCGCACACATCTTTGCAGCTACAATTATTGAAAAGTCGATCGATATGGATGAGAATTACCAGGGATCACTTGAAGAATTAATCGACCAGGCAATGAAAGAAGTTCAGAAGCAAACATCATTGAGGGATTTTGAATGAGCCATGATACAAGTTGCTCCTATTGCGGTGAAGAATGCTACAATGATGAAATGAAAACATCGACTAAATGCCTTCGATGTTTTGTCGATGACTGTTCCCATAAGGATACTTACAAAGAATTAGGAGATTATAAGATTCAGAATTCAGTTGAGGTTCTTGAGACTTGTCTCAAATGTGATTGCTTCAGAACAATTACATTATATTACACTGGAGACAATGTAATTACTGCAAAGTGGGACCATGAAGAAGTTCATGTGGATAATTAATTCCAAGCAGGCCACTTTGATTCTCTCATTGCAGTTGGGAACATAAAGAATTGTGGAGCCATTGTTAGAGCTAGAGTTTGTGCTTGCTCTGGAGAAT